AATTTAATTCACATTACAGGCTCTCTTGCGCTCTACTAAAATGTAGTGTATAGTTTTATTACTATACAATTAATTAGAACATAGACGCGTATAGTCGACGGCCTAGAGACTATGTTCGGAAACTAGGAGGATATAATTATGGCAAAAACTACGTTTTCAGGACCGGTCATTTCTAAAAATGGCTTTACAAGCACAGGACCTGATATGGCTATCAGTTTAACAGCTGATACTACTTTAACGGTTGCTACACACGCAGGTAGAATCTTACTTACAAATGATGCTGATGGTAAATTTACTTTACCAAGTATTAATGTAAATGCTAATGGTGCTTCTGCAGGTGATAATGACTTTAACAACTTAAATAACATTGGTGCATCTTTTCACTTTTTTGTGGAAACTGCTGCAACTGACATGGACATCAAAACAGATGGTACTGACAAATTTAAAGGTGCAATTATGATTGGTGTAAATGATGGTTCAAAAAAAGCTTTTGTACCAGGCGCAACAAATGACGTTATTACTATGAACGGTTCTACAAAAGGTGGAATCGCTGGTAGTGTCGTTTCTTTCACAGCGATTGACACAGCTACATACTTAGTTCACAATTCTTTATTGATTGGATCAGGTACAATAGTAACACCATTCGCAGACGCGTAATAAATAATTAGTGTGGGGCTCCGGCCCCACATTTAATTTTAAGGAGAAAATATGAGTTCAGATCAGAAGTTTACAAATATAGCTAGCACAGGACAGGTAAAAACTATTTCTGGTGGTTCTGTTAATTTAGGACCGTGCAGAATAACTTACATTCAAGCAAATGGTGTAGCATCATCTGTTGTTGTGTTAAGAGATATTTCATCTGGTAGTTCAGGAGATAAAGTTTTTGAAGCTGATTTTGGAACAGAAGGTTTAGATATTTACGTTCCAGGAAATGGTATCAGATTCGAAAACGGTGTTCATGCAACCATGACTAACACAACGTCTTTGACTATTGGTTATACTGGCTAGGAGTTTACATGGCTAATACTACCTCGGGGACAACAACGTTCGACAAAACTTTTGCTATTGATGAGATAGTAGAAGAGGCATTCGAACGTATTGGATTGCAAAACGTTGCAGGGTATCAATTAAAATCTGCACGAAGATCTCTTAATATCTTGTTTCAAGAGTGGGGTAATAGAGGTATTCACTATTGGGAAATAGATGAGCTTGATCTAGATTTAATTGAAGGACAAGCAGAATACGATTTTTTTAGATCTAGTGATGATGGTACAAGCGCTGTTTCTACACCAGCAAATGTATTTGGAATGTCCGATGTCCTTGAAGCACAATTAAGATCTAATAGAACTCAGACAACACAATCAGATAGTCCTATGACAAAAGTAGATAGATCTACTTATGCAGGATTTTCAAACAAATTATCTAAAGGAACACCTAATCAATATTGGGTAGAAAGATTTATTGATAAAGTTAGAGTGCATGTTTACCCAACACCAGATTCTACAAATGCATCTAAAGATATGCATTTCTATTATATTAAAAGGATTCAAGACATAGGAGATTATACGAATGCAGCTGACGTACCATTTAGATTCGTGCCTTGTATGGTATCAGGACTTGCATATTATCTAGCACAAAAATATCAACCAAACTTAATTCAACCTATGAAATTAGTTTATGAAGACGAGTTTGCAAGAGCATTAGCAGAAGATGGTTCTGCTTCTAGCACACACATAACACCAAAAGCATACTACCCAGGAACATAATGAACAATTATAAAGATTATTTAAAAGCGACAAGAGAGTTAGGTTTAAAACCATTGCGTATAGATGAGTTTGAATCATTATTAGGAGCCTTAGATATGAATTCTATATTAAGGTTAACAGAGCAAATACAATCTGAAAAACCTATGGGACCTGGAGGTAAATAATGGCAAAATACGCAACAGGAAAATATGCAAGAGCAATATCAGACAGATCTGGTATGGAGTTTCCATACAAAGAAATGGTCAGAGAATGGAATGGTGCTTTTGTACACGTATCTGAATTTGAACCAAAGCAACCACAATTAGAACCAAAACCTATGAATGGTGATTCTATATCTTTGAGACACGTAAGACCAGATAGAATAGAAACTGCAGTCCCTAGAATATTACCTTTAAATCCATTTACAACAACAAATGGATCTACAACAATATCAGTTAATGAACCAGATCATGGTCGGTCTACAAATGATAGAGTTAGATTTAGAGATGCAAATGTAGTTGGTGGTGTAGCTGCAGCAACAATAAATTTAGCTGCAGGGTATTTAATTACAAAAGTGGATGCTGATAATTATACCTTTGCAACAAGCACAACATCTAGTATAACTGAAACAGGAGGAGGTGGTTCTGCATCAGCGGGACCAGTTACGATAACACCATGATTAAAAAAATAAAAATTTTTTGGTATAAACTTTTAAAAAAACAACATTGTTGGGAACATTCTTGTTTTACAAAAAGTTGTTTAAATTGTTTGGAGATAGTTAAATAATGGCTGGATTAAGCGCATCAGGATTAAAAACACAAATTAGAAGTTATACAGAAACAGATTCTAATGTTTTAACAGATGCTGTTTTAGAAAATATAATTTTAAACGCACAGTATAGAATATTTCGAGATGTGCCTATTGATGCAGATAGAAAACAACAACTTGGTAATTTTGTTGCTGGACAAGAATCTATTAACTGTCCTGCAGGAGCCGTGTTTATTCGAGGTATACAAGTTTATGATACAGCAGGATCAGAAATTACAGGAGCTAATAGATGGTTAGAGAAGAAAGATGTAACATATCTTCAAGAGTATCAAGATGTAACAGGTACATCGGCAGCTCAAGGTCAACCTAAATATTATGCTATGTTTGGTGGTGCTACAGGAGAGTCTGACACTACATCAGGTAGAATATTTGTAGCCCCAGTTCCAAACACAACTTATAGATTTAGAGTGCATTTTAATAAAGCTCCTGATCTTTTAGAGGGGGATGGTACTAACTACATTAGTATGAATTTTCCAAATGGGCTGTTATATTGCTGTCTATCAGAGGCATATGGATTTTTAAAAGGCCCAATAGATATGTTGACACTTTACGAAAATAAATATAAACAAGAAGTACAGAAGTTTGCTAACGAGCAAGTTGGTAGAAGACGAAGAGATGACTACACAGATGGCGCTGTTCGTATACCAGTAACTTCAGCAAACCCGTAGGAGATTATTATGGCAAATACAAGCGCAATATGTTCAAGTTTTAAACAAGAACTTTTACAAGGTAAACACAGTTTTGAATCTTCAGGTGGCCACACTTTTAAAATTGCATTATTTGATAGTGATGCAACTTTAGGTGCTTCTACAACAGATTATTCAACATCAGAAGAAATTACAAATACATCTGGAACTGCATATACTGCAGGTGGTGCAACTCTTACTAATTCAGGGGTATCATTATCTTCAACAACAGCATTCACAGACTTTTCAGATGTAACTTTTACTTCTGCATCTTTCACTGCAAACGCTGCACTAATTTATAATACGACAACAGATGGTGGTTCAGGCACTACTGATGCTGTTTGCGCGATTGCATTTGGTGGTGACAAAACAGCGAGTAATGGAACTTTTAAAATAGAATTTCCAGCAGCAGCAGCGACTACAGCAATCATTAGACTAGCATAGGAGGCCGACCATGTCGGTATCTTCAGGATGGGGCAGGTTTACCTGGGGCCAAGCGTATTGGAATGAAGATACGACTTTTAAAACAGGTTGGGGTGCACAAGCTTGGAATGATGGTGAGTGGGGCGAACTCAAAGATGTAACGATATTTCCAACTGGTTTATCAATAACATCTAATGTTGGTTCAGTAGACGTTCCAGATCAAATAATTACACCTACAAGTTTTGAAATTACAGCTTCTCAAGGAGAGGCTTTTGTTCCTGTTGTATTAGAAACAAGTTTATCTGCATCTTTTTCTATCGGTTCAGTGTCCGTGGTCGATATGCAGGTAGGATTGACAGGTCAATCTATAACAAGTTCGGTTGGATCTCTAACAGTAAACGACCTGACTATTGGTTTAACAGGTCAAGAGTTTACTGCAAGTCAGGGAACAGCAGTGATACCAAACGAAACAGCAATTGTTTCTGGTTTAGCGATCACTTCTGAACAAGGAACCGCAGTCGCAAGTTCTACGACAGAAGCCTCTTTAACTGGTGTATCTTTTAGCGCCAGTGTTGGTAGTGTTACAATACCAAATGATGTAGTTCAATTATCTGGAGTATCAGCAGAATTTAGTTTAGGAAGTATTATAGGATTGGGTGGTGCTATAGTTCAACCATCAAGTTTAAGTATAACTCCTAGTGTTGGCTCTTTAACAATAGAAGAAGGTCTAGGCTTAACTGGTCAATCGTTTAGCGCTAGTGTTGGCTCTCTTTCTATAAACGATATAACTATTGGATTAACTGGTCAATCAGCAACATTTAGTATTGGAGCTGTAGATATATTTGCTTATGGCGATGTTGACACTGGCTCAAATACGTCTTATAGTAATGTTTCAACAGGTTCGAATGACTCTTATTCGGATGTTGCAACTGGATCAAATACAAGTTATAGTGACGCTGCATAGGAGATAAAATATGGCATCAACATACACACCATTGGGTGTAGAACTTCAGGCAACTGGTGAAAACGCAGGAACTTGGGGTACAAAAACTAATACAAATTTACAAATCATCGAGCAAATATCTGGTGGTTACACAACTCAAGCTGTCTCCGATTCAGGAGATACAACTCTTTCAGTATCTGATGGTTCAACTGGTGCAACTCTTTCTCACAGAGTTATAGAATTTACAGGATCTCTTACAGCATCTAGAAATGTTACAATACCTTTAGATGTACAAAACTTTTATTTTTTAAAAAATGCAACGTCAGGATCTCAAAACGTTGTATTTAAATATGCAACTGGTACAGGAACTTCTGCTACAGTTGCAAACGGTAAAACTGTAATCGCATATGCAAAAGCAGATGATGGAACTAATCCAAATATTTCTACAATATCTTTAGCAAGTGATCTTGTTGATGATACTACACCACAATTAGGTGGTAACTTAGATACTAATTCTTTCATGATAGACTTTGACGATGCTCATGGTCTAAGAGATGAAAATGGAAATGAACAATTATTCTTTAGCACTACAAGTTCAGCTGTAAATTATTTAAATGTCACAAATGCTGCTACAGGAAATGATCCAAAAATAAGTGCATTAGGAGATGATTCAAATATTGATTTAGCTATTTCACCAAAAGGAACAGGTGAAGTTGTAGTTGGTACAGGATCAGCTGCTGCAACAATCACATCAAGTGGTGCATATGATCTTAGATTAGATACAAACTCAGGAACAAATTCAAGTTATATTAATATAATC